CCAGCGTTAGTTTCACTAGTCGCTGCATTTGTTTCAGATGTTGCCGCAGCTGTTGCTGAATTTGCTGCTGCTGTAGCACTAGCTGCTGCCGCACTTGCTGATGAAGTAGCACTAGCTGCATCTACTAATAAATCATAATAAGAAGAATTAGCATTACTTGAAATAGGTAGCGATCCACTTGAGGTATGATTGGTATTAATTATATATATATTACCATTAGTCGTATCTTTGATAATATCTCTTTGAACATATGCCGTACTTGCTGCCCAGTTACCTCTATAGTTACCTATTTCTTGTGAAAATTCTAATGCATTACCAGCACTGTTTACAGTTAATAACTTATTTGCGACCAGCTCTGGAAATGTTAAACCATACGCTGTTGATGTACTAGACTTAGATTTTACAGTAAAATTAAAATCTCTTTCATTTTGTTGCATCATTGCAACAATTTTATCTAATTCTGTATTAAGTGTTTCTATTGGAAACGCACCAGATGCAGGAAAGTCTGTTGTTCTTGAAATAGGTAAATCTCTAAAAATTGTATAAGTATCATTTAATGTAGCACCAGCTCCAAGAGTAATACTACCACCACCAGTTTGACCAGCACCAGATACAGAGTATTGAGATACAGTAGATGGATTTGAATTGTAAGATAATGTGGTATCAACACCACCAGCATTTGTATGAATAACAACTATATCGGTGGCATTAAAAAATTCAAAAGGTACTGAAAAAGAAGTTTGACCTCCAGTAGCAGTATACTGGACTCTAGGTGATGTATCAGAAATTGTAATACTTGCCATTATCTTATACCTTTTTCAAATGAATCAAAAATTCCGTCCAAGTAAAATACATTCTGAAGAGGTATTAATCTACGCACATTTCTAGCTGTGTGATAATCATGTTCACCTGACATCCAATCATTAAATATCTTATAAAGTTTTTCACCTGTACCAACAGTAGGACCAAGAACAGCACCTACTTTATCAAAACTATCACTACCATAAGGTTTGCCAGCTCCAATCATAGGTCTAAATCCTACCTTATTATTCATTATTCTTTCTACTGAATTATTTACATCCATAAATATTCCTAATACTCCAGAACGATCTACACCATTTAAAACTTTTTCTTGGAAAGGAGTTTTATTATAATCTCTACCAAATCTTTTATGACCAATCATATCTACAATCATACCCATAGCTATTAAAGATCCTATACCAGCCATAAAGCTGCCATCTTTTTCTTGAAGTCCTCTAATTAACATTCTGTTTTGTGATCCAAAAGCAAACTTTTTAAACTGAAAAATTAAAGATCCAGCTTCAGTAGATAACCACAATGGCGTATCTGCTTTGCCTGGAGTCACTATGGCAATATTAATATCTCTTTGTGTTGCTAATCTAAATGCTCTTTGAGCTTCAACATCATCCCATAATTCACTTTGTGATAATTTTAATTCTTGTAATTCTAAATCATTATATTTACCATCTTTACCTTGACCATGTTTTTTATATTGTCTTGCAATTTTTTTTGCTAATCGTTGATCAATACCAGATGCAGCAAGTTTAGTTATATTATCAGGACTAATAGTTCCTTTGCTCCAATTAATAGATTCTTGTATAATTCTATTTTGAATTAACATACCAGTTTGACCTTTAATATATTGATTCCAAATACTCATGCCATTAACAATAAAACTAGCAGCAGTAAATTTTTGTAAATTTTTTTCAAACTTATTAAACACTCCATAAATATCATCAAGATCTGCATAAGCCATAGCTCTTGTTCCTAACAATATATCCCAAGATTCACCTACTAATTTACCTTCTTGATCTGACATTTTTAAAATTGTTTTCCAATTTTTATTTGTATAAACATCTAATAAAGCTCTAAAAGATCTACCAAACCCATTAGTCATTATCATTCTAGCTAAATCAGGAAGAGCAGCAGTTGCTCCTTGCAACATTGTAATTGCATTATAATTTTTAGCTACTCGTACAGCTCTACTAAAAAATCTATTAGGATCAGTTGGTACACCATATGTACCTCTTAATAAATCTCTTGCAGCTTCTAAATCTTTTACTGTTTCTTCTGCTTCTTTTTGTATAGCTTTTTGTTTACTTTTATTTCCTGCTGCATTTCTATATGCTGCTTTATATTCTGCAATAACATCTGCTATTCCTAATGTTTTACCAGACCCACCCATAGCTGTTTGATCACCAAACATTTGAGCTATTCTTACATCTGCTCCAACGCTTCTATTATATACTTGCATTAAAGCAAATATATCATCTTCTAACCATCCAGCTCTCATCCATTCAGCATAATCAATATTTAATTTTCTACCTTTTAAATATCCAGATAGACCAACAGGATCTGTCATTATTTTTAAATCATAATCATCAATGATTGATTTAGCATCACCACTTTTATTTAAATTTACTTCAAATCTATCTAACTTTTCCCATCCTTGAGATCCTTTAAATGATTCTACAATTTTAAATATTTCATCATCTGTTAAATCTGTATGTGATTTTTTTATACTATTATAAGCAAATGTATTAAATCCAACTTCATTAGCTTCTATTTTATCTCTACGAACAAATATATTTAAATAATTTGGTCTTTTAATTGATTGCTTTAATACATTTAAATATGATTCTTGATCATTAATCATTTTAAGAACTTGTGATATTTTAAATTCTTTATCTCTTATCTTAACTGTTTTTTGTAATATTTTACCACTATAATTAGCAATATTATAATCTGTAGCTTTAGATTGTAATTTATATTTTTGAACTTTATCTTTTAAATAATTTAAATTTTTTTCTACATTTTTTGTCATAATACCTGATTCAGTAATTTCATCTGCCCAGTCATCATAAAACTTTCTAGCTTTAGCTGCAGCTGTCATTACTTCAGGCATATCTTTATAAGTTGGATCTATTAAAGCTTTTGATACTCTACTTCTAAAATCAGTTAAGGTAATTAATTCATCACTATTTTTTAATCTTTTAGATAATTCTTTATGTTGTCTTATAATTTCAGACATAGCATCACCTAATGCAAATCTATCCATATTCATAATTTCTTCTATAGCAAAAGGTGTAGGTTTACCTTCTAAATTACCTTTACGAATAAATGGTAAATGCAACATTCTATTAATTGCATTAATTGCTGTAAGATTATTTTTGTTAACTATTCTTGATACTGGATTCCAATTAGATCCTTCACCTAATTTACCTAATAAAGTAGGTACAAATCTTTCATTACTTAAATTACGAATAAATGTTTCACGATCTTTATTTGCATTTTTTCTATTAGATACTGTCCAAAGATCATTATATTTATTTTGTTGTTTAGCAGCTCTTAAACTAACTCTTTGTTCATATGCTTCTTTTCCACCATTCTTCCATATTTTAATTTCATTTTTATTTGGTTGAATATATTTTTTTAAAAAGTTTTTTGTAATAACAAACTCTCTAAAATCTTTGTATGATTTAAACCATTTATCTTTTACAAAAGTTTTATACGTTTTGTTTTTATATGCTTCCTGTAATAATGTTTCACTTAAATTTATATTAATAACTCCATCATCTAATATTTCTATTTCTACTTCATCTTGTTCCCAGTTTCTGTTTTTATAATCAATAGATTTATTAGAATTAACTTTCATTTGTGATTTAATTACTTCATTATCAATTACAGTTATTTCATTTTTACCATCATTAGATCTCCAAGTTTTAGTTGCAGTATTATTAACTTTAATTTTATTTTTTTGTAATCCTTTCATGTATTCCCACATACTAAAACCATCATTAAAGTCGTTTATAAATTTTTTCTTTTCAAGATTAGATAATGTTTTTCCAAAACCATTACCAAAAACTAAACCAAATAAACTTGCTCCTCCTATATTAGCTATTGATTCTTGATACGTTCTATCAGCATGCATTCCATGTTTTGCTAATTCTTGTGCAGATTCCATTTGTAATATTTTTTTTGTTGTATTTAATCTACCACCAGTAAATACTAATTTAGCTGCAGGAGAAAACCATAACAACGAAGTTGGATCAGCAAATGCTCCAAATATTCTACCAGTTAAATAAGCAGGACCATTTCTTTCTTTTTGTACTTCTGTCCAATATTTTTCTACTAAAGCAGAACTTTCTGCTGCACTTCTTGATTTACTAAAATAATCTATATTAGAATAAAATGGTTGCAGTTGTGGATCATCTAAATAATTATATTCAGGATCTCCTATAATTTGATATTTATCATTTGTTATATTTTCATACATCATGGAAAATAAATTTTCATCCATGAATCCTTCTTTAAAATCATCAAAAGCCATATAGGCTTGATAAGGAATATTATATTTTAAAGGATCTTTTTTTTCAGCTTCAATTTTAGGAACATCAAAATCTTCTATTTGTTTGACTTCATTAAATCTAGGTTTATCCCATTGATCTAAAAAAACTTTAACCACCAATACCCCAGTTTCTTAAATGAGCTGTAAATCTTTTTGTATTATTATAATATGGTTTTAGTTTTCCTATTTCATTATAAACCATACGCATATTTCCATCTTGAATATATTTATAAATATTAGATTCAGGTCCTACTAAATCTATTCCAACAGATGCAATAATATCTATTAAAACATTTCTATGTCTTGGTGTTAAAACAACTTCATCATAAATTTCTTCATAAGCTGCAGTAGCTGTTTTATATTTATATACTCCTAATTGCTCATATGTATCTCTATTAATTCCCATTTCTCCAACTGTCATTTTTAATATATCATTTTTAGAATAATTATTATCTAACAATATTTGTCTTACATTTGGATCATCAATAGGTAAACTAGGACCTATTGCCATGTAATTTTTTTTATTTAAATTATTATCTGTATATTCAGAATCATACACATAATATTCACCATTTTTTTGTGGTGACATTGGTAAATCAAATTGTTGTATTCTTGCAGAAAATTCATTTATTACAAATTGTTCACTTGGTATTTCAATTTTATTTTTTACATTTTGTTTTTCAACTGCATATTTTGCTTGATTGTTATTTGCTATTTCTTTTATTGTATCAAAATCTTTAAAGTTAGAAAATTTATCAGTAAATTCTTTATAGTTATCCATAGTAAGCAAAGACAATTCTCCAATTAATCCATAAAATTTTTCATCAAATGTATCAGCTACTCCAGTTTCTCTGTATGTAGGACTAAATTTAGTTAATAAATTATTTACTATTTCAGATTTCATATCTTGTTTAACATAATCTTGTGAAGCTCTAGTTGAAGGATTAACACTATTTTTTGGTGACCAAGATACTTTTTCTCCATTAGGATTAATTACTTCTAACTCTTCCCAGTTAGATGCTTGACCTTCTTTATCCATCATAATAAACCAACGCAACTCTCCACTTAAAACAGATCTATCATCTACTTTAAATTTAATTTGACCATTATCAAACATAGTATCAATTTTATCTATATATTCTTCTTGCCAATTTTCAGTTTCAAAAAAATCTATTTTTTCTGCTGGTGACATACTATTAAATATAAGTCTTAATTGATGATTAGTTTCAATTCTAAGATCATCTAAATTTTTAATATCTCCATGTTGTAATATTGAATAAGGACTTAGAACAGGATAATTCCCTTGAGCATCATCTGGATTATACATCATATAATCAAAACTCCATCCATCATTTTTTAATTCATTAAAAACATTTTTACTAGCTGTCATTAATATCTGTTCTCTTAACTCAATAGTATTAGGATTATTACCAATATAACTAATATCTCTTTCACCAGCTAAACGTGTAGCTTCTGTAATAATTAAACTACTTAATAATGTTTGATTAGCCATTAATGAATCTTTTAAGTTACCTCCTTTTTGACCAAATATATTTGGCTTGACAGATTGTACTAATGTAGATTCTTCACCTAAATCACTAGGACTAATATCAAATTCAGATGTAGGATAGAATTTACTTTGCCATGGCCAAACATTTTGTAACATTGTATCTAATATATTTTTATCTAAATTAACTAAATGATTTGGAACAAATTGCATCCCAGTTTCCATCATAACACTTTGTATATCTTCAATACTATCTTTTGATTTTGAAAAATATCTTTCAAAAGATTTAGACATTTTAATTATATCTGTTTCATCTGGATTAGGTTTATTAACAAAATTAAAAGAATATTTAGCAGCTTCTATAAAAGTATTATCTAAATTAAATTCTTCAAAATTATTTAATGTTTTTAATGTAGATAAAAAATTGTATAATTTATCTTGACTAGATTTATCATCAAAACTTTCTTTCATTAAATTATCTGAATAGTTAACAAAAGATGTAGGATATTCTTTTGTGATTTCTAATCCTATACTTAATGCAGCTAAAGTTTGATCTGAGCTTATATCAAATCCTTGACTTGTAGCTTGATTAACTTTGTTAATAACATCTTGAACATTAATTTCTTCTTGATTTAATTTTTTATATAAATTGTCTATTATTTCTTGTTCAGTATAAATTTCTAAAAATTGTGGATCTGTTTTAATTGATAAAAAATCTTTTGTTTCATTTGGATCAAATAATTTTTTAAAATCAGCAACTAAATTTTCTTTAACTGTTTGTGTATAATTATGATTATTAATAGCAGTATAATCAGGTGCAGGAGCTTTTCCTTTAGAATAATTTGTAAATGTCTTTTGTATGTATTCAGGATTTATTTTTCCTGTTAAAACATCTTTTACTCCATTTTCAATATTTTTTCTTTCTAAATTTATTTGTGATTTTTGTCCTGCATATTGTAAATTTAATTCTTGTGATAATAACTGATATCTATCATTTAAAAGTTTTTCAGCTTTAGTAACAATATTTTCTTTTGTATCTACATCAAAGTCATTTGCATTAGTTGTAAAGTTATAAACTAATCTTTCTGAAATTAATGTACTGTCATCAGAAAATTTATTATTATACCAATCTTGTATAAATTTTTCTGCTTCTAATTTACTACGTTCTAAATTTTCATAACTACTTGCATCTAAATATATTTTAGAAACTTGACCTAAAGTTTGTTCTGTAATTAATTCTCTATATTTTTTTGTTTGTTCAACAATAAAATCAGGATAAACATTATTTCCATATATATTAGGAAAATTTTTTTGTAATGTTTCTAAGTTTCCTATGAATGTTTGATATCCATCATAAATAGGTTTGTATGCTAATTCAATATCTTCAAGAAACGTTTCTGAACTTTCATTAGTTAAATTTTCTACAAAAGAACTAACATTAGATAAAGAAGCACCTAATGTAGATTCAAATGAAGTAATATGAGTATTTAATGAATTTTCTGCATTTTTATTTATTTGATCATTATATAATTTTTTATAGACACCATTTGATTTACTACCAACACTTTCAATAATATGTTGTTTTGGATCAAAAATAATTTTACCATCACTATCTTTAAATGTTTGAAGATCATTATCTTTTACATATCCTGATACCCATGATTGAATATTAGATATATAATCTGAAGGATTTTTATGATTTAATTCAATATTTAATAAAGCATTATCTATATCTATTCCTATTCTTGATTTAGTTGTAGCTACTGCATTATCAAATTGTGCTTTAGCTCTTGCTGCATCTGCTTCTTGTCCAGCTTTTTCTATAGCTTGATCTTTTTTATTTTGAGCTGCAATATTATCTAAAATATATTTATGAGAAGATTGTTGTATTTCAAAATCTTTTACTTGATTGTTTTGTATTTGTTCACCAATAGCTTTTGCAATTCCACCAAAAGCATTTAAAGGACTTTCACCTACACCTTCTCTACCATATCTTGCTACATCACCAGCTATAGGTAATGTAACTTTTCTTTGTCCTCTATTTAAAGCCATTAATAATCTGCCTCTCTTGTTTTCATAAACCAATCGTTATATGTCTTTTTATATTTACTAATACTTTTAGATGGTTTACTCATACTTCCAAAAGTTTTCATTTCCCATGATTTTGGATTAATTCCAAATAAATCTCTTCTTGTTGTAAATCTTTGTGTTCCTTTTCTATATGATACAGGATATTTATTTATTACTTTTTTTTCTCTTTCCATAGATTTTTCTATTATTTTTTTATGTTGATTATTTAATTTTAATCTATTTAAATCTAAACCTACTTTAGCAACAGATTTTAAGAAATTTAAATTATCTGCTCTTCTGCTTTCATCTATTCTATAATTAAATTCATCTGTCATAGATTGAGTCATTAAATCTACAAGATTAAGATCTTTTTTTCCAAGTCTTTGTATTTCTTGCTGTACTGCTTTAAATGATCCAGAATATTCTGCTACTACTCCTGATGATGATTGTACTGCAAAATTTTCTTTTAAGTCATTAATGATTGCTTCTTTTGTATTATTCCAATCTGATAATCCCTTTAACTGACTAAAACTTCTTTGTGTTGCTAATCTTGCTCTATATTTTTTACCAGAGTCATAACCTCCTACAACATCAAATAGTGTAGAGCCGATTGTTATTGCTGTAATAGGATCAATAACCATTATTTAAATTGCACCTCCAAAGACATCCCCAATACTTTTAATGGTAATGGATCATTCTGTGTTATTGTTACAGTAGGAGCTCTACTATAACCTAGAAAGAAAAACTCTTTTCTATCTGTTACTGGTGTTAAATCTTCGCCTACAGCAAAGTTTACTTGTTGTATAACAAGCTCATGTTCCGTACCAGTAGACGGAGCTTTAATTCTAAAATCTAATGCACTATTAAGATTAACTACACAACGCACTATTCTTCTAAACTCTCCTGTTAATGGACCTTCAGCTAATTCTCTATCAACAGGCATTGTTTCTAATATAGGTGTAAAGTTAAATCCTACTTTCACTCCAGTAGGCTCTGGATCTCCAGTTAATGTAATTCTATTATTAGAATCTATTGTGTATTCACCTAATGAACTATTTCCAAAAACTGCATTTACATTTGTTGTATTTCCATAAATACTATTAACTGTATGAACAAAACCATTAACAATAGTTATGGCTGCATTATCTGCTGGGGAAGATGTTAAACTTTGATCTAGTGTCAAATCATATCCTGCTGCTGTAGCTGTTACTGCTGTTACAGTATATGTACCAGTAATTCCACTTACTGTAAATGTTTCTTGTACTTGTGGAGCAGATGTAAATCCATCTACTGATAATGAATTTCCTGTCTGACTTGCTCCATTAACTAATGGTGTACCCTTTTGAAATACTGTTGTTGTTGTTTGACAATCAAGATTTTGAGAATCATCTTCACCAAATTTTTCTAATAGATATTGTGTAGATCCTCCAACAATTCTTTTAGTAACTGTAAATAAATTTTCATTTGCTACACATACAGAATGAAATGTATCATTTGTTCTTGTTTCCCACAATGCCCAACCTTGTATTTGTTCATCACGAATACTATGAAATACAGCTAATGATCCTCCAAGTATACTACCATTATTTAAAAACAATGCATAGTTTTCAGGTCTATTAGATGTACCTTGTATTTCTGCTACTTCTTTAGGTGTATCAATTAAATGACTAGACATTACTGAAAGATTTGTAGATCTATATCCAGCTTCACCTTCAGAATAAACAAACTCTCTTATAGCTTTACCATTTTTTTGAACAAATAAAGTAGCACCATCAAATAATGCTGGTCTTGTTCTGTTACTTCCATAAATTGATTGTCGTCTAAATACAATGTTTGTTGGTGTTATTGCTGCAGTGTCAGATGATGTAGGAATAAAATACTCACCACCATCAGTAAATATCTGTAAGTTTTTACCTGAATAAATATGTCTAACTTCGTTTACTTTATCGCCTGCAATAGCAACATTTATAGAATCTGTTGCAGCTCCTGTACCTACATCAAAATTAAAATATGCTCCTATTTGACTAGCAATAATAGCAGCTGGTTTATCTCTTACTCCACCAAACCACAATCTATTATCATGAAATGTTACAGCTTGAGGATAACCTCTAGGAACAGAAATAAGTTCTTCTTCCCAATCATATAAAGGCCCAGTTCCTGAAGCTACTGTTTCAATAATTGTTCCTGTTACTACTGTTGGACTTGTATACCCAGTTATTTTAACTTGAGATCCATCTATTTTTAAATAATGATTTACATAATCTGCTGTAAAAAAACCACTAGACGCTGTAATTGTTCTACCTGTTCCTGTTGCAGAAGTGCTTAATGTTAATGTTACATCATGGCTTTCATATTTATAAAATGGTGCATGAGTTTTATATGCACCAGAAACTACCACATCTTCATCTTCTTCAAATTCAAATTCAGAAACACTAAATGTACTTGCAGAAGTTCTTTTAATTTGAATTGAACGATTATCTCTATGCGTAAGAAAAACAGTATCACCAAACTGAGCATAGTTTAATTCAAATAATTGAGCTGTAGTCCAATTACAATTTGTTGTAATATTGGATTGAACACTTGCTCCATCTTGATCAAATACATCTAATCTATTATTTGATAACGCAAATATAGCTACTTCATCATTAGAAAATACAAATGGTATTATTCTTGATTCTGCTGGTAATGTTGCTTTGTAGTCAGTGCCAGGTCTACGCATTACACCACCTGTATTCATAATTAACCAATTTCTACATTGAGTTAATCCTTCAAAATATGATTTAGTATCTGTACGAGAAGATAATACAGGATCTAACTCTCCTGATGAAAAATGAGTAAGAACAGTTCTTAATGTTCTTGCCATGTTAAACTGCCGATCTTGTTGATTGCCTTAAATTTAAATATCTGTTTGTATCTAGTTTGTTAGCTGTTGTTTCTTGACTATCAGTATTTTTTGCAATCAAATATTGTCTTTCAGCTCTATCACCAAACTCTCTAATCATTCCTGAATCTCTAGCTATAGATCCTGCAAAAACACTTGCTAATTGAAATTCAAGAGCTAGACGAAAATAGGGAGGAAACTGACTTTCATCTTGTCTAAAAATATAATCCATAATTACTGTGCTTTGAGATCCATAATCATTTACATATATTTTATCTTCATATCTATCATAAGGAATAGAATAATCATTTACTGTTACTGCATTAATTTTTAATACTAAAGGATTTGTTGGCATTTGATATGCATAAGTATATCTACCAACAGGAGCATCTGCTAACAATGATAATTGTTTTTGACCAGTTGCAAATCTCCATCTATGTCTTGTTAAACTTGATTCTACTATTTCTTCGTAAATATTATTTACAACAAGAGCTTCTGTACTATCATCACTAAATGAAGAAATGGGCTGTGCACCCATCATAATTAATGCTCTTGAAGCTATATCTACTTTTGTTACTGCCATAATTTTAAATAGAGGGGGATAAACCCCCTCTGTGATTAGTTATGCTAATAGTGCAGTTGTTACTGTTGCAGATGAAGATGCTGTTACCAACAATCCATCTACTACTGTATTTGAACTACTTACTACTAAAATAATATCACCAGCTGATAATTCTTTATAAGCTGATAAAAAATAATTTGCATCATCAATAGCAGTGATTAAATCACCATCATTGTAATACCAAATTGAATTTCCAGCTCCTGCTTGTGATATTTTTTTAATTGGGTTTGAAGTTTCGTAAGCCATTATCTACCTCCTTACTCCGCACACTTCTGAACTCTAATACCATTAGTGTCAATAAGAATTGATCCCATTGATAGGTATGAAGTCATTAAGTGAGCTACCTTTTCAGGTATGTAGTTAACTTCTGTTCTAACTTCTGATCCAACACCTAGACCCATAGATGACTTGTGCCAAGCTATAGTATGTCTGTCAGTTGATCCTGAAGTATCTAGTCCAGAATGTACGAACACTAAGAAACCAACAAATTTCTTTGCAGTATAATTCATACCAGCAAAAGGTAATTCGTTTGATCCAATGTACTCAAGTCTTGTCCACTGATCTTCAGCCAATAGATCTGACCATTGGTTAGGACCAATCGCCCAATATCTTTGACCATCATCAGGCACATCATTAGTACCAAATAGTGCTTGCATTTCTTTAAACTTATTCACGTTCATATCAGTAGCTAAAGTACCACCTTGAGCACCAGCAGTGTTTGCTAGTGTAGTAGCAGATGCCATAGCGTCTGTAATGATTGAATCAGTTTTTCTTCCTAGAGCATAAGCTGCATTGTTTGCAATTACTGCTCTTTCGTCAATATTAGTCTTTAACTCATCTAACTTGTCAACATAGTCTGATGCGTAGAAGTCAGCTAAAGTTGCAGTTACGTTAGTATGAGAGATATTCATCGCTACTACTTCAGCATGTCTTGCTTTAGAAGTTGCTTCTCCTGTACCTACTTTTTGAAACTTAACTGATTCCCCTGATACACCATTAACTACACGAACAAGGTTTTTAAGTTTAGACCCCATTCTTTGATATGCCATATGTACTTCAGCTTCAAACTGAGTAATAAAAGCATTAGTAATTTGTGAACTCATAGAATCTCCTTATATTAGTTCATTACCAGTTATCTTTCAGATAGAATCAAATAAGTTATCCCTCATGGGCTTATCTTTCTATTAAAAGGCTACCCCAAGCTATAAATATATAATACCTTTATTATCAACGCACATTTAGTTTATTTGCTAATAATTTTAAAATTAAAGGATTATCTTTTAACACAGAGGTAAGTCCATTACTTATATTGTTAACTACAATTTCTTCTTTATTTTCTGTATCAAGAGGTTGACCACTTTGAGTAAGACCATAGTAATAACAAACTGCATGAATTATTTCATGAATAAGAGTGCAGCTATAATCTAAATCTGATAAATCTTTAGATATAGTAATTGTGTTTTTTCTATGATCAAACTCTCCATAGCTATCAAATGTATTTTGAAACGTGCTTTCTTGATCAATTAAAGTTATCTCTTGATAACCTATTTTAACTAGCTTGTCCGTATTTCTTTTCATAAAGATCAGAAACTCTTTTGATATATGCAGGATCTTTTTGCTGTGGATCCCAATATCTAGGATCTTTCATCATAGATCGTAAATCAAGTTCGCTTACTTCTTCTTGAATAGCTGTATCACTAGGTAATGGTGTAGATTTATTTAAATTCATAATTTCCTCTAACGCTTCTATACCATCAGCTGTTGATGATAGCTCTTGAAATTTATTATAAGCTTTTCCACTTAAATATTTTTTTGCCCATATGTCTGCAGCTTCTACTCTTTCTCTAGCATTATCACCTAATTTTTTCATTTCTTCTTCAGGATTAGGATTCATTGATAATTCACTATTAATAAAAGCTTTTACTCCATCATTAAAATCACTTTGATTTAAACCTTTTGATTTAGCAAAATCTTTCCACCAATCCATTAATGGTTGATCATTATTAAAATTAACTTCTATATCTTCAGGTATTCCTTCAGGAACAGTTATTTCATAATTTTCAGGAACATTAGCTAATCTTTCTCTATCTAAATCATCACGAATAGATTTTGTTAGCTCTTCTGTTTTTTGACCTAATTTTTTTTCTAATGCATTATATGAAGATGCAAGAGCTTCTACATTTGCAGATTTATTATCTGGATCCCAAAATTTTTCTGGAATGTATTCAGGTCTATCAACTGATTCTTCATTACTTTCTTGTGCTATATTTTCTTCAACCATTTTTATTCTCCTTGTTGTGTTTGGTTATCCTAGCTTCAATTATACCAACAATAAATCTCATACCTTCTTTATGAAACAATGCATTGGCATCTATCTCTGGGCCACTCACAGCATTAATGGAAATATTCTTAAGATATTGTAATACCTTTTTTCCTGCTGGATCACTAAATACAGAAGCAAACGTTTGGTTTAAATCTCTTTCATCCTCTAATGAACGAGCAAAACCATCTATTGATTGATATTTTTTATTGTTGTTCAGCATTTGGTGGTGTACCTTGTCCAGCCATAGCCATCTGTTGCATCTGATTAGCTATTTGCTGTTGCTCTGCTTTATCTCTAAGAAGTTTTTCAGGAATATTCATTAGTTTAGCTAAGTGTTTAGCCATTGAATCCTGATTAACAATTAGATTAAGCATTTGCGGACCAAATGTTACACCAATTATCTCATTAAATCTATTAATATCTGTAATATCTTGATTATATTGAGCTCTTGAAAGAGGAGATACAGCTTGTATTTGTATTTCTCTACCATTTACATTAGGAATTTCTATTCTTCCTTGATCATTTAATATTTTAATTACTCTTCTAAGAACTGGTAAAACAAATTCTGCTTGCAATCTTCCAAATGACGATCCAATTTGTCTTGATAAATCTGCCATTCTTTCAGAAACTTCAGTAGCAGACATTGGAGTACCTTCAGGTCTACCAAGAGTTTCCATATATAAAGCTTTTTTAATATTGTTTCTCATATCTTCTAAGACTAACTGAGCTACATCAAATCTTCCTGTGTTAGTAATAGGCATTAATCCTCTGCTATTAGGAGCTATAGGAATTAAAGTGCCAGGTACTAATGAAATATTATCTGTATTAACAACACCATCATCTTCAATTTGATACACACCACTAACTGCCATTTGTGCATTTTCTAAAATTAATTGTATAGTAAGGTTGCAAGTTTTTATTGCAGACATAGCATTAAATACTGGACCTCTACCCCATACTTCTCCTGAAGCTTTGTTCCATCTAAACACTACATAAGGATTTGATCCTACACCTTTATATTCTTCTTCTAATAAAATATCTTGTGTTTCTTTTAATATAACACATCTTTTATATACTTCTTGATTCTTCTTAGAATAATCACGATACACACTATCAATTAATGTAATCTTTCTATCTTCATCATTTTTAAAAATACTATTAGTAGGTATTATAGCTTTTGGATATAAAACATTTATTTGATTGTAAGGACATCTTCTATCCCTAAATACTGTATCTATTCTATTATCAGGTCCATTTAAAAATTTAACTTGAGGTAAGGGAACTGAGGTAAATTTTATAGGATTGATTGCGTCTCCTTCTTCAATCATTAAACATCCTGTACCTACTGCTAGATCCATAAATGATTCATGAACTTCTTGATTAAAATTTGATGCTGATAATATTTCAAATATATATGAAGTTATTCCATCTAATTGTTCATTAACTTCTTCTACATTTTCTTCTGGTATTTCTACTCCTGCTTCTAAGTTTGCCCATCTAGCAAAAGTTGGCACCATTCCTGATTGTAATCTACTTGCAAATTCTTGAATACCAACAACAGCAGTTTCATCAAATATTTTATCTGTTCTTCTATCTGCTGGCGTTTCTTCATAAAAAGATTGTCTTTGAGGAAGTGTGTATTCATAAGCTTCTTCATACTTTGGCTTCCAATGATCTTGTAGTATTTCTGCTTCTTTATATTTTTTTAAAATAGAATCTGCTTTATTTCTATTATCAACAATAACTGGGTCTGGTAAATCTATATAAGGCATTATCTATCTCCAAAAAACTTTCTAAATCTTTGTCCTTTTCCAGTAAATGTTGAAGATTTTGATTTAGCTCTAGTTGTAGTTTCTCCAGTTATACCAGTACCTCCAACACTTGTTGTTGGTGCAGTATAACTTGTACTTCCTTCGCTTGTTGTAGTTCCACTAATTGCTGGACTACTCATAGTTCCTGCTTGTCTGGATTGAAATTTTTGTCTGTAAGCTCCATAGGAAGATGTATATGCAGCTCCAGCTCCTAAACGAAATACTGTTCCTGCTAAACCTCCTACTGCTAAACTTGCTACACCTAATCCGACCATTTGTATTTTTCTTTGTTGTTCAAACATTGGTTTTGATATTTCTACAGATGTCATAATACCTGAAGGATCTCCATATCCCATAGCTCCACCAGAACTACCATACTTCATTTTTTTTCCTTCAGAAGTTAATTGATAGGATTTAGATACTCTTGCTCCAGAATCTTTTAATCTATTATATTCTGTTGCTGAAACTCTTTTAAAATCCCCACCTTGTTGAACAAAATAACTTGATACTTTTGCTTCACCAATACTTTCTAAATATTCATTTGTAGCAGCAGAAGCTTCAGATCCATAAAAATCCTGATCACGTCCCACAAGATTATTAGCTTTATTCCCAAGACCAATACCCAGTTTTTCTTTAACTTCTTGTGTACCTGTTTCCACTTTTTGTTGACGAGATTCACTTCGTGATCTTTCTGCTGAACTTGCTCCTGATCCCATTAATCTGTTTCCTTACCTTCTCTATAAAATCCTCTACCACCAGCTCTCATCATTAATGATCTAGGACCAATAAGTCCTCTACTATATCTACGCATTAATTTTTTTTCTGCTTCAATTAATCTTTTTTTCTCTGCTTCTTCTTCTTTCATCTGACGTCTTATTTGTTTGTCAGTTTCAGATTCAGGAGTTCTTCTACCAATCCCCATAATTATTTTTTCTTTTTAATTTTTGTAGCAGACATACCTGAAGGTCCGAAATTTCTTTTACTAGCTAATTCATTATTTCTAATTATAGATTTAACATATGAAGGTTGAGAAAAAATATCAACAGTATCTACAACATGACTTCTTACTTTTCTTTTTGCAGCATCTAACCACTTAGTTTTTTTATCATTAGACATTTTAAAATCCTTGTTGTTATTAATTATTTTTTAATAATCCCTATTTTCTTATTTATTCAACGCACAATATAGCTGATATGGTGTAAAGATAAACCATTTATTCATTCCAAGTGCAGTTTGTATAACACTTACACAACTATGTTCTTTAACCCACCATTCAAAATAAGGTGTTTTACT